TCCGAAGAGGGCCTGAAAGGGGCTTCAGCGCAAGGTCTCAGGAGGCCGAGATGCGGCGCCGGTGGGCTAAGTGGGCGCTGGCAACGGGTAGCGCGCTAGGATCTCCCGGATCTCCTTCCGGTACGCCGCCAGCGCGTTCTTGACTTCGAGGATTTCCGCGTCCAGCCCGTCTAGGCGAAGGCTGAGCGCCTGGTAAGTAGTGCTTGAAATCTTGTCAGCGGCAAGCTGAAGTTGGTAACTCCGATAGCGATCCTCTAGCTGAAGAAGATCGTTCGTCGCCAACGTGTGCGCGGACATCAGCGCATCCAGGCGGACCGAAACCCGCCCTTGCTCAGCCTGCTGCTTCTGCGCTTCGGAGGACTCCTCTAGCGCGCGACGCGACTCTTCCAACTCGCTTTTCTGCAGCTGCACCGATCGGGTGAGCCAGTAGAACGCGGCGAATGCCACCAGCGGATTCAGCAAGCCGCCAAGGAAGTCCCCGAACTCGCCCCAGGTGCCAGGCCCGTCTGAGAGTATCAGCCCGTGCCGCAAGCCGAACCATGCAGCATAGGCCACCACCGCGAGCGATGCCGCTCCAACGATCCCCAACTTCCACCGGTTGATCTCATCCTGCAGGCTCTTGGCCTCGTCTTCGCTGCGCATAGAACGCCCTCCACTTGCTTAGGATCGTAGCTGCCCTGTGGCGGTGCGCAGAAGCGGGGCGGCAGCTCGTCAAACCATCACGAATGGCTCAATGCTTTCCAACTCTTCGCCCAGGGCTTCCCTCGCCATGTCCGCGTCGTATTGGCTCTGCAGGTTCATCCAGAACTCGACGGAGGTGCCGAAGAAGCGGGCGAGGCGCAGCGCCGTGTCTGCGGTGATGGCGCGGCCTTCCTTGATGATGGCCGCGATACGGGTCTGCGGTACATGGATGGACTGAGCCAGGCGGTACTGGGTCAGCCTATAGGCTCCAGGAACTCCGTGGCGAGGATCTCGCCCGGCGTTGGGATGGAAAGTTGCGTCATGTGGTGCACTCCTTGCAGTGACGGGTGGCCAAGAGGGTGCCTAAACCGCTTGACTACGGCTGCGAGTAATGGAGCACGTCTGATCAAACCGCCATCAAGCGGTTCAGCGTATCTGGATACTTCTCCACCATCCGAATTAAAAGCGCAGCCTGAGCGTTTGGCTTGGCTCGCCCTTGCTCCCAGTTTTCTAAAGTGCGCGGATTGGTTCGCAACACTCCGGCAAAAACGGGCCGAGATAGATGAAGTCGCTCTCGTACCCCAAGCACCTCAGCAGCCGTGACCTCTGGGGCTGGCTTGGATTCAACAACATGCGTCCTTAGGGTCGTCTTGCCCTCGCGCTCTTCTGCAAGGGCCTTAAAGCCTTGGGACAGCTCTGCAAAAAGGTCTCGTTTGCTCATTTCCTGGCCTTCAATTCTTGAGTCAAATAGTTCTTCAGGATCTTTTTCTGGTCGGCCGTCAGATCGTCGGCTTCATCCTTGTCATAGACGGTGAACAACCAAAACTGATGATTGCTATCCCACCAGTAGTAGATGACCCGGAGGCCACCTCGCTTGCCCTTGCCGCGTCGCGGGTCGGGTTGACGCAACTTCCTCAGTCCACCAGTGCCTTGGATCAGATCGCCAGCATTTGGGTTCTGCAGCAGTTCGTTCTGCAAGGCTCGAAAGTCATCATCTGTCATGTAGTTCGAGCGATGCTGAGCAAAAGGGGGCAACTCAACGAAGACTGCTTTCATGGATCTACTGTACGCAAATAGCGTATGGATGACAAGTGCAAATTGTGGTGCTGCGCAAATTAGCACGCCGGCGCATCGACGGTGCAGAGCAGGGCCACGGCTAGAACGGTGCCGGAGCCACCCTTGCCTCTACCGGGGCCCTGGCCGGAGCAGATGAGGCGCCAGATACCCACTCCCGGACCTCGACCAAGCCGGTTGTCTCTCCCGCACCTTGTAGCCTTGAGGATGTAGCGGAAGAACCACTTTCGCGGTGTGACTGCAGCCCGCGCAGGGTTAGGGTAGGGAAGGGCAGTGGAGTGGGTGCGCGGGCGCGTTCGGCGTGCCGATGAGAGGCCGTGGGGTTAGCCTGCCTCTGGAACACCTAGACCGAGAGGTGCACGAGAGCTACACGATGCTGACCATCAACGCGGACCACGATCCGCTCATGAGCCGGATGCACCGGCCCGATCCGAAGCGGCCGGCTGATCGCCAGGACAAGCGTTCGGTGATCCCGATCGAGTTGGAAGACGTGGACACCTGGCTGGCGGGCACGGTGGCCGAGGCGTCGAAGCTGCTGCGGCTGGCGCCGGTCAAGGTGTACGACGCAAGCCCAGCAGAGGCGTGACCCGATCAGCGACTGGCCGGAACTGCCGGCGGCGCCGGGGCCACAGTGCCTGCAGGAACATTAATTACGATCGGGGGCTGGGTTGGTTGTGGCGTAGCCGGCTTCGGAATTGCGTTGTTGAGCACGAACGTCATGATCGCCAGCGCAGCGGCCACCAAGCCCGCTGCCGTGGTGGCCATCCATTTGGTTTGGCTGTGCATCGCATCAGACAAGTCAGATTTGGTCGCCACATGGTCGAGCTTGCCCTCGATCTTCCCGAGTCGACCGAGGGCATCCTTCATGTCTTTCTCGAGGTTGGTGACGCGAGCTTCCATTTCGTCATTGTCTTCCGGTTTGGTAGGGGGCGCAACGGGAGGGCCCGGCGGCTGAGCGCCCCCAGGGGAAGGCGGCGCAACGGGCGGGGGCGGTGGAAGGCTGCCACCCGGCTCATACTGTCGTGCCCGGCTGTTCGGATTGACTGCTCTGAGGTAATTATCGACCCGCATGAGGTGAGCCGACAGGTATAGGGCCGCCTTTGCAAGAGGCTGCAGAATATCGCCTCTGTCCAAGTTCTTGGCGTATATGCCCGTGAGATATACCGCCATTCTTTTTGCCTGCTCTGCAGCGGCAATTACACCATTCTCATCGATGACGGTGTCAAGATCTATTTTGCTAAGCAAATCTGGCAGCCTGTCTGAAGAATCATTTGTCGGCTGATACTGCACCCAGGATACATGTTTTCTGATGCCTGCTAGCTCGCTTTGCAGTTGAGATACGGTCTCCTGCAATCTTTTTGTGTCCTTAGCCAGATCGTCGGTGTCCGTCGCAGCTATTTCAGTCGCGGCGGCAAGCAGGGATTGAACCATCTTGGCTGCAGATGGGTCCATTTTGAATTCTGGAACTTCAACCGTTGTCATAGTTTCCCTCTCTTATGATCTGCCTTACGGACGCGGCGGGTGCTTTTCAATCGACCGGCTGTCATTATTAGTCAATCGGCTGGCGAGCCAGACTACGCAGTTGCGGTTGCTTTCTGCTTAGGTAAGATATCAAAGTATCGATCCCGTCCAAACTGCTCTACCAATGACTTCGATGTCATCCGGGCTGTAGTACACCTTGATGCGTGGCTTGAAGAGCGGGTTCTCTGCGATGGCCAAGACCCCTACGCCCTCTACCTGTTCTAGGCGGCGTAGCAGCAGCTCACCCTTGCTACGGAAGGCGAATAGCTCACCGTTCAAGCGCTCGGTGTCACCGCGATTCACCAAGACGACCGCTCCATCGCGGATTGCCGGCTCGTTGCTGTTGCCCACGGCCAAGACCGCGACGGCGTCGCCCTCGGCAATTCCGAGTCGCGCGAGGAAGTCCGCGCTTGGTGCGATGGGCAGAAGGTCGTCCTCCGCATAGACCACCTGGGCTTTGCCGCCGGAAGTCCGCACGACCGCTCGCTGGAGGATGACGAAATTCTCGGTTGCTGACGCGGCTTGACCTGGCGGCCTGGAATCTCTTGCTATCGGCGAGCGGTGGCCCTTACCTGTGGCGAGCCATGACGGATTGACGCTCAGAAACCTCGCCGCGTTGGCGTTGTTCTCGGCCGTTAGGGCCTTCGTCTTGCCGTTGATGACGTCTCCAACAGCCTGCACGCTGATGCCAATGGCGGAGGCGAGTTCGCGTCGTCCCTTGCCGGATTGCTGGAGGGCGTCGTTGAGGCGGTCACCGTAGGTCATAAAGAGAGCTTACATGCATCGATGGCAGGTATTCTTGCTTTTGCTTGTCATGAATGCTTTAATGGCGGCATGGACGACAGAGAAATCATCTATGCCCTTGGCGGGCCATCTGCAGTTGCCAAGCTGTGCGAATGCACGCCCCAGTCTGTGGTGCAGTGGTCTGGGCGCAACCCGAAGACTGGCGCGGAGCGGCGCATTCCGAAGGCGAGGCTGATGTTCCTGCGCGTCGTGCGGCCTGACGTCTTCGCGGCAGCAGAACGCACGAACGGGGGCATCAAGAATGCTTGATGGCTCCCCTGCCATCCGGCTTCAGGCGGGGCCTCTCCGTCGTCGCGGCGCGGTCAATGTCGCAGGCATCTCGACGCGCGAGATGACTGCCCGCATCACCAACTGGCCAGCTACCCACGCCATTTCTAGCCTGGAGGTGCAAAGGGTCTGCATGCGGCTTCCGGTGTCCGGACATGTGTTGATGGACAGCGACGTCCGAGTCGAGGTGTGGAACGGATCTGTGAGTGCTCGCATGGCGCTTCGGTGCCCTTACTCCAACCGGAAATGCGGGCGGGCGCGCGCCAATGTGTCGCGAAAGGGCGGGAAACCAGTCCGTGCTTTCGGACGCGTCGCCTTCGCCGGGAGCCAAAGGCCGGATCTCCGTGCATTGATGCAGGGCATGGTCGAACGCACCGACTGCTGCGCAGCGATGGGGAAGGGGAATGTGTTGGAAGTCATGGCCGCAATGGTCGCTTTCGATGACACGCCCGTCCACGTCCAAATTCTGGTGAGTCGGATATGAGCCTTCACGACGCATTGCGCCGCGGCGCTGACCATTTCCCCGGTGGACGCGCGGTCCTCTCCGTTCGCATGAGCAAGGGCGACGAGGTGCTGCGCAAGGAGCTGTCTGGCGCCGTGTCGCACAAGCTCGGCGCCCTGGACGCGCTGGCCATCGCTCGTCTCTTCGTTGAAGGCCGAACACCTCACTGCTACGACTACCCCGCATTCGTTGCCCAGGAGTGCGGCGGTCGATTCGTTCCCAACGAAGAGCCTGAGCCATCGGCGTCCCTCAATCCCATGACGAAGGTGTCCCGCCTGATGCGCGAGACCTCGGATGTCACCACCACGGTGATCGAGGCACTGAGCGATGGCGTCATCTCGGACAACGAACTGGCGCGCATCGAGCACGAAATCGCTGAGGCAGAAGAGGTGCTGCGCAAGCTGCGTCGTGCAGCTCGGGCGACGAATGCCGCCGGCAAGCCCAAGAGCGAGCGCCAACACGTTGAATTGCCAGTGTTGGACCCGATGGCCCGGACTCCCGCCCCCGTCTGATTTTTGAACCACGGCTAGGGGCAGGGTAGCTCCCTCAACCCGAAGAGCAGTTCCACCACCTGGCTGCCGTTGGTTTTTTCTGTTGGTGCTTTTTTTGAGGTGGCAGATGCCTGTAGTTTCCAAAAACGCTCGGAGCGATCAAGACGGTGGCCGTACCAAGTCGCCCTGGATCGCCGGTGCAATGGAGCCCTGTGATCCTGAGATCTTCCGCGCTGCCGTCGAGGCTTGGGGTGCCGCGCGGCAGGTTCCTCTGCGTAGCGGCCCACCCAAAGGCCCCGGCTATGCGTTGTCCGATATCCCTATCAATCGTGCCGCGTTGGGCACAGTCAAGTTCCTGCGCGAGCGTGGAGTGGCGCACCCGCAGGCTTACCTGATGCGTCTCATGCACATGGGCGACGTCCTCGAGAACGCCGTCCAGGGCGGCGTGCTGGCCAAGTTCGTGAAGCCCACTGACGAAGAGGGCACGGTCAGCGTCAGCGAGGTTTTGCTGAACGCTGTGGCGCTCGCGCCTATTCCTGCAGCCGCGGGCCTCTCGCACGCCGCAACGATGCTGGATATCGAAACGATCCGGGTGCTGGCGGAAGCTGCTTGGGTGGAGAGCGAGGGGGCGTCAGGTGACGACTGATGCACGAATCTCGGTAGGTTTGAAGGACCACCCGAAGATGAAGAAGCTGATCCGGCGCCTCGGACCGGGCGCTGGCTTGTCCATCATCTGGTTGTTCCTGTGGGCAGCACAGAACCGCAGCAATGGTGACCTCACAGGCATGACCGACGAGGATATCGAGCTCGCATGCGACTGGTCGGGCGAACCTGGCGCGTTCGTTCGCGAAGCGGCTGCCGTGAAATTCCTGGATGGCGAGGAAGGTGATCGCCGGATCCATGACTGGGCCGAGCACAACCCTTGGGCTGCCGGCTCGGACATGCGTAGCGCGAAGGCCAGATGGAACGCTGCCAAGCGTCATCACGGCATTGCTGAGGCTGATCGACTAGTACCCGAATACGCTGCTGTTCGCACTGCTACTAGCACTGCTGCCAGCACTGCTGCTAGCAATGCTGCAGAGGATGCTGCTAGCAAGCCACTAGCAATGCTAGCGAGCGATCGCAGCAATGCTCCGTCTCCGTCTCCGTCTCCGTCTCCGTCTCCGTCTCCGTCTCCGTCTCCGTCTCCGTCTCCGTCTCCGTCTCCGTCTCCGTCTCCGTCTCCGTCTCCGTCTCCGTCTCCTATCGTAGAAGAAGACCCTATCGGGTCTTTGTCGACTTCGCAGTCGACCGACAGTCCGCGGCAGGCCGAAATCCTGCCGATCGGGGAGCGATTGCCGTGCCCGAGACCCGAGGTGCCGCCGTGTCCGTACGACGTGCTGCTGAGGCAGTACCACGAGCTTTGCCCGACCATGACCGGGGTGCGGGCGGACCTGTTCAAAACCGGGAAACGAGCCGACGCGATGCTCGCTCGCTGGCGATGGGTGATGACGGCCAAGGCCGTGGTTGGCGATAAGGCCGGCCAACGCATGGCGACCACGCGGGAGGAGGGCGTTGAGTGGTTCCGGAGGTTCTTCGCCTACGCCGCTGAATCGGCATTCCTCCGTGGCGAGCGGCCCGGCGCGACAGGGCGAAGGTGGGTTGCGGACCTGGGCTGGCTGATGAAGCTCGAGAACTTCGAGAAGGTCCTCGAGGGCAAGTACCACACCGACGTGCAGGAGGCCGAGTATGCGTGAGTTCGCTCTCGCCGTCCCCGCCAGCGTCGAAGCCGAGGCCGCGCTCATCGCGGGCCTGCTTCTCGACTCGTCCATGCTTCAGAAGATCGGCGAGCTGGACGCCGATGCGTTCTACCACCCAACATTCGCCGAGGTTTACCGCGCCATCCACGCGCTCGCCGCGAAGGGCAGTCCAGTGGACGTCGTGAGCGTGCATGTGCAGCTCTGCGCTCAGGGTAAAGACATCGGCGTCACCGAGCTCCACGAGATGGCCCCGTACGCTACGGGCCCAACCAGCATGCGCAACTTTGCGCGGGTGGTCATGGACTGCTACCGGATGCGCCAGTTGATGGACGTCGGTCACGAAATCGTGGAGGGCGCGATGACGCCCGGGCATACGTCCGCTGAGCAGATCGACAAGGCCCAGATGCAGCTGGCCAAGCTCGCCACCGTGAAATCAAGGCGGGAACCTCAGCACGTCACCGAGTCGATGGACGACTACCTGGCGCTGCTGCAGGACCTCGCGGACGGCAAGAATCCGGCGATCCCGACCGGTATTGGCGGGCTTGACAAGATCCTCAACGGCGGCCTGCGCCGCGGACAGATGATGGTCATCGGCGCGCGGCCGAAGCATGGGAAGACCGCGCTGTCGCTGACGATGGCGCGCAATATGGCCCGCGACCACAGCGTGCTTTTCCTGAGTCAGGAAATGCCGATCACCGAGCTGATGCACCGGCACACTGCGGCGGCCGGCCCGTTCGACCTGGCCCGAATCATGGCGGCGGACGCCACGGACCACGACATGTGGGATGCGGTCGGTGACGCCGCGCGACGGTTGGGCGACCTCAACCTGAGCCACGACGACCAGTGCGCGCTGACCTTGATGGACATCCGTCGCAAGGCAATGAGGGTCAGGCGCGAGCGTGGCCTCGATGTGCTGTTCATCGACTTTCTGCAACTGATGGCTGGAGCTGGCGAGGAAAGCCGGAATCGCGAGCTGGACGTCATCGTGAACGGCATCAAGGCAATGGCTCTCGACCTGCAGATCTGCGTCGTGGTGCTGAGCCAGATGAGCCGCAAGGCTGACGAGCACTATGGCCGCCCCACCATGACTTACCTGCGGGACTCCGGCGCGATCGAGGCCGCCGCAGACCAGATCGCCCTGCTGTTCAACGACTGGGCTCACCCTCTGAGCAAACGCACCCCTGAGTTCCAAGGCTACGCCGAGCTCGAGGTCGTAGCCCACCGCAGCGGACCGCAAGGCCTCGTCCCGCTGGAGTTCATCGGCAAGTACCAGCAGATGGGCGACTGGATGCGTGAAATCCCGAAGCGTCCTGCCGCCACGCCGTCTGCGCCCACTCCACCGATGCGCAACCGCGGCGCCCAGTTCTGAGCCCGCGAATGCCAAGAAACCCATCAATCCAACCTTGAAGCACAGCAACTTATGACCGCAGACACCGCCACCCGCCCATGCTTGGCAGAACGCATTGCCAATGCGAGCAACAGCACCGACCTTTCGGTACGTCTGGAATCGCGAGGCGATGCTGACTACCTGATCGCAGCTGGTGCAGCCCCTGCGCAGATCGGGCGAAGCGTCTACAGCCTGATGGCGGAATGGGATGCCTGCGCCAAACCTCGGTCGATTACAGAGGAGGACATTGCGCGAATCGCGGAACAACTACCCCGAATCAAGGTGGCGAAGCAGGGAAAGCGCGGTGCGCCGAAGACAGTAGAGGCGCTGGACTTGGCTGGCGCGCGTGCGCAGGTGGATGAATGGATGGGAGCAGAACGACGACGCCTCGTGAGCCGGCTGCGGAGCCTGCCCACGCTGCTCAACCCACATGCGGGGCTGCTTCCGTGGGTGATGGCCCAAGGCTATGCGAACGCTCGGGAGAAGCTGCTCGATGTTCTCGGTTGGTGGGCGGACCGGTGTTGTCCCAACTGCCACGGCACTGGAGAGGCAGATGGCCGAGGCTGCAAGCTATGCCGCTCCACAGGACTGCGAGACGTGCCGCATGGTCGCGAAGGCCGGGCGATTTCCGAGCACATCGCTCACCACGTTGACCGGGCACGCAGCGGTTCAATCGCCGCGCTGAAGCGGACGAAGTCGCTGAAAAAGATTGCCGCTGCCGTGATTTAGGGTATACTGCGTCCATAGAGCGCAGGCGCAATAAAACCGCCATGCCAACATGCCGAATGACCCCCGGACGGTGAGTCCGGTTAGGTCAAAAGTTGTTGGAGTAGTGCGTCCAGAACACCCGAAGCCCGCAAGGTTTGCCCTGCGGGCTTTTTTGCTTGTGGTTCACACGCGAGTCCAACAAATTGGAATCTCGTCATATCGTGTGAATGCGTCGGCTTTGTAATAGACGAAGCCAGCTAGCATGCGCGCTTTTACTGTCCGGGACTCCCATGCGAATTCGACATTGGTTCCGCGCCTTGTTCGCGGCGCCGCTGCTCTTGCTTGCGCTGGTATTACCTACCTCAGCGAACGCGGCCGTATATAACTATTCTGCGGAGACCGATATCTGCGGGGCGGGAGGATTGACGATTACCGTTGCGGTAGGGGACACGGTCAACATCTCCGACACGCAGAACACCTGCGGCACCGGCAATGTCACCGGCATGGCGAACAGAGGTTCATTCACGTTCGTTCCGAACGGACCTGACTTCATCTTCCGGGTGGTGACGACAGCCGCCGGGATCGGCACGGGCACGGTGACATGGTCCGGTGGAGCAGTCTTCAGCATTACAGTGGTAGCGGCTCAGCCGATTGCCACGACGCAACCGGCTTCTGCGATTACGGCATCTGGAGCGACGCTCAACGGGCAGATCTACAGTAGAGGTGCTACGACCGCCGTGGCGTTTGATTACGGCCTCAGCACCGCCTACGGCGCCAGCATCGCTGCCAACTCGGTGGGAGCATCAGCCGGCACCACTGCGGTGTCGGCGCCAGTCGCGAATCTGGCCTGCGCCGCGACATACCACTACCGGGTCCGCGGGTCCAATTCAGCAGGAACGACCAACGGAGCAGATGGCACTTTCACCACGGCGGCTTGCTTGCCGCCGACGGTAAGCACTGCGCCAGCGACGGCGATTAGTCCGAGTTCTGCGACGCTCAACGCCGTCGTGAGCTCAAACGGGACGCCCACGACGGTGGCTTTCGAGTACGGCGCGAGTACTGCCTACGGCACAAGCGTTGCCGCCTCAACAGGCGGGACCGCCCCGGGATCGGCCGTCAACGCTCCTGCAGCGGTCACGCTGTCACTGGCTTGCGGATCGACCTTCCATTTCAGGGCGACCGCCGTGAATGCGGCGGGGACAGTCAACGGGGCGGATCAAGTTTTCTCTACTGCGGCATGTCCTGCCCCAGCGATCACCACGGCCGCAGCCACGGCAATCGGCCAGACTTCTGCAACTCTGAATGCTCTGGTAACTGCGAACGGGGCGCAGACGACAGTAGGGTTTGAATACGGTCCCACTACCGCTTACGGTACGACCACGGCTGCCACCACGGGCGGCGTCGCTCCGGGCTCTGCGGTCGGTGCACCAGCTTCGGTGATGGTGTCGCTCGCTTGCGGTACGACCTACCACTTCAGGGCATCGGCCGCAAACACAGGCGGTTCAGTGAATGGCGCGGATCAGGTCTTTACCACTGCAGCTTGCACGCCTACAGCAATCCCAACCATGTCACAGTGGGGGCTTATCTGGCTGTCGCTGGCCATGGCTGGCGCTGCAGCTTTTGCAGTGCGCAAATCGCAGAGGTCTTGATAGCGATAGGACCGCGTGTCCGCTCGCATTCAAAGCAGGCGGACAACATTGATCCGTCTCAATCGTTGAAAGTGCAGCCACCTTCGGGTGGCTTTTTTTGCCGCCACCGGGGCGCATCCACCACGCCTCTATCGCCGCCAGGGACGCTATGCCCCAGGTGGTGGCGCCTTCCACCGTCACTCAGGAGTGCTCAATGCAAGACGTTTCCGCCAGTTCCTCCCTGTGGCACCTCCCCCTTGGGCGGGGTGGCTTGTGTGGCGGCGGGGGCTGTGGTGGACTGGCTTGTGGCGGCGATGCGAGACGCGAGATATTGACTCAAATAGATGGAGATCTCGGAGGCAGTGCGGGGAGTCATCATCACGCCGCGCCAGCCGAACTGGGGATGTTTGGTCATCAGCATGAAGTTCCCTTCCGTTTGTGGACCCCAGAAGGTCCAAAGTCGCGGTTCAAAAACCGTTTGGTAGGCAGTGCCTTCCTGTGGGCGGTCCGGGTCTTCGGCGATTTGCGCGCGGGCATTGCCAAGTTCTTCGATTAGCTTGGTCAGATCCTCCACATTCAGTGTCTGATTCACGTTGACTGAAACGCGGCCGTTCTTGACTTCGATCATTTCCGCCCTCCTGGCGATGGTTGTGTGAGAACTCCATCGTAGTGCCAAGAGGGCGAATCCCTCCTACCCGACTTCCAGCAGCCAGCGCTGGCCGCGCACAGGCGCGGGGGTTTCCTCCGCAAGCTGTGGTGCTGGCCAGCGGCCGGCAGGCACCAGCGGGGCCAGACCAAGCCCCGTAGACCGATGGATGCCAGAACAACAGGGGACGCCATGCTCTACAACCACAGCAACGTGATGCCGCGCACGGCCATCTACGACATGGATGCCAACGAGCGGATCGACCTCGTGCTTGAGATCAACACGCAGGCCGGATGGGTGAAGGTGGCGTCTGATCCTCCGCAGGCGGACACGAAGGGCCGCATCGTTGGCAAGCGCATCCACTTCCGCTCCGTGCACGCCATCCGGGGCGATGAGCCGGCGCCGTGCCTGTTTCACTGCTACGGGCGACGGAAATGAGCCAGCGCGCCCGAATCCCAGCCGCCGCCCAGCGCATCCAAATGGCCCAGGCCACGAGGTTGCAGCAGGCGCCGCGCATTGGGGCGACCCATCGGGACCGAGGGCGCGCACGGCAGGAGGCGCGGTTGCGCATCTGGTTGCGCGACGGGCCGCGCTGCAAGGGCTGCGACAAGCTGATCGACATCACGCCCGGCACGCCGGACCCGTTCGAGCTGGATCACACGGTCCCGCTCTGGCAGGGCGGCAAGGACGCCGACCACAACCGGCGATGCCTGTGCCCTGACTGCCACGCGGCCAAGACGGCGCGCGAGGCGCAGGAGCGGGCGAGAGGTGGTCCGGCCTGAGATCGCCCCGCCGGCGGGCCGCCAGGGCCCTCGCCGGGACCTTGCCGCCCGGCCGAGGGCTCGCCCTGCGCACCAGATCGGAGCATCGGCAGGCCGAAGGGAGGGGGTGCCAAGAAGTCTGGAACCCTTCCCCCTGGATACCGCCCGGTTCCGCACGCGCAGAAAAAATCCCCTGCGTATGAATTCCGGAGGGGCCGAAATCAAAGAATTCAAAGGACTCCGCCATGCCCAGAGGTGGTGCGCGGCCTGGTGCGGGTCGCCCGAAAAAAGCTGCACCCGCTGACGCGCCGAAGCCGGCCGCCCCGGCCAAGAGGCAGCCATCCGCCAGGAAGACCGAGGCGCCGCCACTGGATGCGGACGGGTACAAGACCGATGCGAGCTGGCCATTCGGCCAAGAGCGGCCGCTGGCGCCTCCGCCGCCGAAGGACCTCAGTGACCTGACGCCGCTGGACTTCCTGCTGGAGGTCATGCGGGATGCGGGTGAGGAGCTCCGCACGCGCATGCAGGCCGCCCAGCTCGCCGCGCCCTACGTGCACGCCAAGAAGGGCGAGGCGGGCAAGAAGGAAGAGAAGCAGGACGCCGCCAAGAAGGTGGCCAGCCGCTTCACCGCGGCCGCGCCGCCGAAGCTGGCCGCCGCCGGCGGGAAGAGGGTATAGCGAATGGATTGGACCACCGCCTGCGAGGATTGGGAGATGCGGCTGGTGGAGCGGCGGTCGATCATTCCGCCGCCCATCTACCGCGAAGAGGCGGACCGCGCGCTGGCCATCTTCAAGGAGCTGCGCGTGGTGGACCTGCCGGGCAAGCCCACTTTCGGCGAGTGCTCAGAGGAGTGGGTGTTCGAGTTCGTTGCGGCCATCTTCGGCGCCTACGACGCCGAGACCGGACAGCAGAAGATCCGCGAATTCGGGCTGCTGATCAGCAAGAAGAACACGAAATCGACCATCGCCGCGGGCATCATGCTCACGGCGCTGATCCTGTGCTGGCGAGAGGACGAGGAGCACCTGATCCTGGCCCCCACGAAGGAGGTTGCGGACAACAGCTTCAAGCCCGCGGCCGGCATGATCCGGGCCGACGAGGAGTTGTCCGCGCTGTTCCACGTTCAGGGTCACGTCCGCACGATCACGCACCGCGTGAACGGCAACAGCCTGAAGGTGGTGGCCGCCGACACCGACACGGTCTCGGGGAAGAAGTCGGGCAAGGTGCTGGTGGACGAACTGTGGCTGTTCGGCAAGCGCGCGAACGCTGAGGCGATGTTCCTGGAGGCCCTGGGCGGCCAGGTGTCGCGCGACGAGGGCTGGGTGATCTACCTCACGACGCAGAGCGACGAGCCGCCGGCCGGCGTGTTCAAGGAGAAGCTGAACTACTGGCGCAGCGTGCGCGATGGCACGGTCACGGACCGGAAGACGCTCGGCGTGCTGTTCGAATTCCCGCAGCACATGATCGACTCGCAGGCCTACCTGCAGCGCGAGAACTTCTACATCACGAACCCGAACATCGGGCACTCGGTCTCGGCCGAGTGGCTGGAGGATCAGCTGCGGCTGTTCCGCGCCCGCACTGACGGGGGCTTCCAGCAGTTTCTGGCGAAGCACCTGAACATCGAGATCGGGCTGAACCTGCGCAGCGACCGCTGGCTGGGCGCCGACTTCTGGCTGGCAGCGGCCGTGCCGGTGTTTTCGCTCGAGGATCTGCTACAGCGCAGTGAGGTGGTCACCGTCGGCATCGACGGCGGCGGCCTGGACGACATGCTGGGCCTGGCCGTGGTCGGCCGCGAGATCGACACGGGCCGGTGGTTGGTGTGGGCCCGGGCGTGGCTGCACCCGATCGCGCTGGAGCGCCGAAAGTCCGAGGAAGCCAGATACCGCGATTTCGCCGCGGCGGGTGACCTAGTGCTGGTGACGCGAGTGGGCGAGGACATCGCCGACGTGGTGCGAATCGTCAGCCAGGTCGCGGACGCCGGCCTGCTGGACAAGGTGGGCGTGGACCGCGCTGGCCTTGGCGGCATCTACGACGCGCTGGTGGGCACGAAGGAAGAGCCCGGCCCGGTGAAAGCCGATGACGTGGTGGGCATCCCGCAAGGCTGGCAACTGCAAGGGGCAATCAAGACGGCGGAAAGGCATCTGGCGGCGCAGCGGATGGTGCACGCCGGCAGCGCGCTCATGGCGTGGTGCGTGGGCAATGCGAAGGTGGTGCAGGTGGGTAACGCCATCTCGATCACCAAGCAGGCCAGCGGGCTCGCGAAGATCGACCCGCTCATGGCAGTTTTCGATGCCGTCTATCTGATGGCGCTCAACCCGAAGGCGAAAGGCCGCTCCGTGTACGAGGAGCGGGGCTTCCGCTACCTGTAAGGACCAGCATGGGCATTTTTGACTTTCTCCGCCGGGGCGCCTCGGCGGAGGCGCAGTCGCGCCCGCGCGCGGAGGCGACGAGCACCATTACCTTCACGGGCCTGGACGATCCCGCCTTGCTCGAGTTCATCCGCAGTGGCCAGCAGGGCGAGGCCAATCGCATGCTGCGCAACACCGCCGCGCTGCGCAGCCTGTCCCTTCTGGCCAATGGGCTGGGTATGTTGCCGGTGAACCTCCTGATCGCCGGCAGCGAGAAGCGGGTGGCCGCGGACCATCCCGGCCAGAAGCTGCTGCGGCTCAAGCCGAACCCCTGGCAAACGCCGATGGAGTTCAAGAGCCAGATGCAGCTGTTGCTGGTGACGGAAGGCAACGCCTACGCAAGGATCATCCGTGCCGCGGGGCGGCCGATCCACCTGATCCCTTTGGAGAAGGGGAAGGTGGAGGCCAAGCTTGGCGGCAACTACCGAATGCAGTACCGCTGCCAGACGGAGAACGGCGGGCAGATCACGCTGGACCAGGAAGAGGTCCTGCACCTGCGCGACCTTTCGCTGGATGGTGTCACAGGGTTGTCTCGCCGCAAGCTGTCGGAGGAGGTCTTCGCGCTCGCTCAGGGCGCCCAGCGCGCCGCGGCCAGGGTGTTCGAGAAGGGCGTGATGGCGGGTGGAGCGATCGAGGTCGCCGATGCGCTTTCCGACAAGGCCTACGAGCGCATGCGCGCATCCCTCGACAACGACCACGCAGGCGCGGACAACGCGGGCAAGTGGATGCTGCTGGAGGAGGGGGCCAAGGCTTCGAAGTGGTCCTCCACCGGGCGCGACGCCCAGCACGTCGAGAACCGCAACCACCAGATCGAAGAGGTGGCCCGGCTCTACGGCGTGCCGCGGCCGCTGCTCATGATGGACGACACCAGCTGGGGCTCGGGAATTGAGCAGTTGGGAATCTTCTTCGTGCAGTTCACCCTCGCGCCTTGGTTCAGGGCCTGGGAAGAAGCGCTGGCGCGATCGCTTCTGGCGGACGCGGACCTGGGTCGGATGCAGTTCAAGTTCAACGAGCGCGCACTGCTGCGCGGCACCCTGAAGGACCAGGCCGACTACTTCGCCAAGGCGCTTGGCGCCGGCGGTCACCAGCCCTGGCACACCGCCAACGAGATCCGCGATTTGGCCGACTACCCGGCCGACAAGAACGCCAAGTTCGACACCCTGGGCGATCCCTCGGGCAAGAAAGCACCCAATGACCCTGAAAAAGCTCCCTGAACTGCAGGCGTCCGGTCGCGGGCGCATCCAGTCCTACGTCTCGCCCAATGCGCTGGCGCGGTGGTCGCCCACCATCCAAGCCGCCGCGGGCGACTCACCTGACAACACCATCAGCATCCTCGACGTGATCGGAGAGGACTGGTGGACCGGCGAGGGCGTGACCTCCAACCGCATCGCCGGCGCCTTGCGTGCCATCGGCGAGCGGGACGTAACCGTTAACCTGAACAGCCCAGGTGGTGACATGTTCGAGGGCACGGCCATCTACAACTTGCTGCGCGAGCACAAAGGCAAGGTCACGATCAACGTGCTGGGCCTGGCGGCTTCGGCGGCGTCCATCATCGCAATGGCAGGCGACGAGATTCGCATCGGTCGGCCCTCGTTCCTGATGATCCACAACTGCTGGTGCTTGGCCGCCGGCAACCGCCACGACTTCGCGGTGCTGGCGGAGGACATGGCGCCCTTCGATGCCGCGATGGCCGACGTGTACCAGTCCCGCACGGGCATCGACCTGAAGCGCATCGAGTCGCTGATGGACCGCGAGAGCTGGATCGGCGGCTCGGCCGCAGTCGCAGAAGGCTGGGCCGATGGCCTGCTGGGCGAGAAAGAAATCAAGGACGACGGAGGTGGCACGCAAGCCCATTCTGTCCGGCGTATCGAAGCGGCGCTGCGCTCCAGCGGCCTGCCGCGCAGCGAGGCCCAGCGCCTTCTGTCCGACTTCAAGTCCAGCCTGAGCGACTCGGCTGGCAGCCCCGGCCGCCTGAGTGATTCGGCAGCACCCACCGTGGCGCCTGGCGCGCTGCAGAACCTCCTCACCGCCATGAAAGGCTGAATATGACCGACGTGAACAAGACCATCGAAGACCTCGGCAAGGCTTTCGAAGCCTTCAAGGCTACGCATACCCAGGAGCTCAACGCTCTGAAGCAGAGCCACGGCACCGCCGATTACCAAGCCAAGATCGACAAGATCAGTGCCGACATCGACCGCCACCAGAAGGAAATCGAAGACGCACACACCAAGCTGGCCGCCAGCCAGCAGGGCACGCCGAACGCGGGCCTGGTGGACAAGGAGTACAGCGCCGCATTCCGAGCGCACTTCACGAAGGGCGAAGTGCAGGCGGCCCTGAACAAGGGCTCCGCCACCGAGGGCGGCTATCTCGCCCCGGTGGAATGGGACCGCTCCATCACCAGCCGCCTGGTGGAGGTGTCGCCGATCCGCTCGATCGCGAACGTGCAGAACATTTCTACCGCGGGCTACACGAAGCTGTTCAACAACCTCGGCACCACGTCCGGCTGGGTCGGCGAAACCTCTCCGCGCCCTCAGACGAACACGCCGACGTTCAGCCCGATGACGTACAAGCCGGGCGAGCTGTATGCCAACCCGGCGGCCACGCAGCAACTGCTGGACGACGCCGAGGTCGATCTCGAGGCTTGGCTGGCCGGCGAGGTGGAAACCGAGTTCGCCTACCAGGAGGGCATCGCCTTCCTCACGGGCTCCGGCGCAAACGACCGCCCGAACGGTCTCCTCACGTATGTCACCGGCGGCGCGAACGCGGCGGCGCACCCGTATGGCGACATCAAAACGGTGGGCTCCGGCGCCGTGGGCGCGGTGACCGCCGATGCGCTGATCGATCTGATCTACGCGCTGCCCGAGGAGTACACAGGGAACGCGCGGTTCGTGATCAACCGCACGAGCCAGGGCACGATCCGCAAACTGAAGGACGGACAGGGCAACTACCTCTGGCAGCCCAGCTACGTGGCGGGACAGCCGGCAACGATCGCGGGATACCCCGTGACCACGGTGGCCGGCATGCCGAACATCGCCGCCAACTCGATCCCGGCGCTGTTCGGCGACTTCAAGCGCGGCTACCAGATCATCGACCGCACCGGCGTGCGCGTGCTGCGCGACCCCTACACGAACAAGCCGTTCGTGCAGTTCTACACGACGAAACGCGTGGGCGGCGGTCTGCTGAACCCTGACGTGATCAAGGCGCTCAAGGTCGCCGCAGCCTGATGACCCGGGCGGGCTCCGGCCCGCCCAAAGGAGAACACATGAAAGCGACCAAGCAATTTCAGGGCGTGCCCAACGGCGAGTTCCACCCGGTGACGTACGAAGTCGGCGACGACGTGCCGTCCGAGCTGCACGCTACCGCTCGCCACTTCGCCGGCGAGACGGACGACGCCAACGGAGACGGCAACCTGACCGTGGAAGAGATCCGCGCAACGCTGACGGCCAAGGGCATCGACTTCGACCCGAAGGCCAAGAAGGCCGACCTGCTCGCTTTGCTGCATAAGGACTGAGCATGCCCCTTGTGTCTCAGGATCAGGCGCTGGCGCACCTGCGCGCCGAGGCTGGCGACGAGGACGCCCTCATTACGCTCTACCTTGGCGCGGCCGAGCAATCGGTGCTGGACTACCTCAACCGCCAAGTGTTCATGAGCGCCGAGGCGATGGCCGCCGCCGTGACGGCCGGCACTGCGGGCGCCCACCCGATGGTGTCGAACAAGGCAGTGGAGGCCGCCATCCTGATGACGCTCGGGCACCTCTACGCAAACCGCGAGCAGGTGGTGGTGGGCGCGGCCGTGGCGGAGATGCCGTTCGGTCCGCGCGCGCTCCTCCGCCCGCACCGCATCTTTTCGGGGTTTTGACCATGCGAGCAGGAGACCTGAACCGCCGCATCACCATCCAGCGCCGCGGGGAAGCGACCGACACCTGGGGCTCCCCGGTGCCAGGTGCCGAGAACTGGGTGGAAGTGGGTAAGCCCTGGGCCAGCATCAAGACGCTGTCCGGGCTCGGGACCATCAAGGCGGACGCCCAGGCGTCCACCGTCAAGGCATCCGTCCGCGTGCGATGGCGCGCCGACCTGGCCGCCGGCATGCGCGTGCTGCACGGCGGCACGGTTTACGAGGTGCAGGCGGTGCTGCCGGATGTCGCGGGTCGCGAGCACGTCGATCTGGTGTGCGAGGTGGCCCGATGAGCTTCACCATCGATGCCGACACCGCGGGGCTGGAGAGCTACCTGGACGAGCTGGGCGAAGGGGCCGAGGCGGCTGTCCGGCCCGCCGCGCAGGCTGGCGCGCAGGTGCTCTACGAGCAGGTCCAGCGCAACGTCGCCGGGCTGGGGCGCCGGACGGGAAAGCTGGCCGCCTCGATCTACCAGGCCTACAGCGCCAGCAAGTCCGGCGATGGCAAGGCCACCTACGACGTGTCGTGGAACCACCGCAAGGCGCCTCACGGGCACCTGGTGGAATACGGCTACCTGCAGCGCTACGTGTACCGACCGGACGGGATGGGCCCGGTGGTGCGCCCAGGCATGGACGGCAATCCGCGCCCCGGCCGGCGCGCCACGCGTGAGCAGAAGGACGCCTACTACGTGACGCTGCCCGCGCCGCGGATCGTGCCCGGCAAGGCGTTCGTGCGCGGCGCGGCGTCGGTCATGGACGCTGCCTACAAGGCTGCCGAAGCGGAGATGCGGCGCCGCGTCGCGCAGAAGGGAGCGGCATGCGCCTGGAAGAAGATCTGATCGCAGCCCTGCGCACGCAGTGCCCGCGCGTTTTCCCGCTGACCGCACCCTACGACACGCCCACGCCCTACGTGGTGTGGCAGCACGTCGGTGGTGAGCCGATCCGCTTCTTCGACAAGTCGGCGCCGAGCACGCGGCACGCGGACATCCAGATCACCGCCTGGGCCACCACGCCGAAGGCGGCATTGGACCTGCTGCGCGGCATCGAGGACGCGCTGTGCGCCTCGACCGCGCTGCAGGCCTCGCCGCGAGCCGAGCCCACTTCAGCCTATGACGACGGCGACGAGCTCACCGGCGCGCTGCAGACCTTCAGCGTCTGGGGCGCGCGCACCTGATTCTCGGCCTCTGGCCATCCGCCCGCGAGGGCACAACCCAACGCCCGCACCGCGGGCTTTTTGTACTGAAAGGCCCAACATGGCTGTATCTCTACCCGACGGCGCGACCGTCGCCATCGCAACCAGCTACGGCACTGCCAAGGCGATCAGCGCGATCTCCAATGCCGCCCCCGGTGTCGCCACCAGCACGGCCCACGGCCTGGCCAACGGCGCGTTCTTCGAGCTGAAGACCGGCTGGCAGAAGATCAGCGAGCGGATCTTCAAGGCTGGCAACGTGGCCACCAACTCGCTGGAAGTGGCCGGTTCCGAAACGACCGACGTGAATCGGTTCCCGGCGGGCTCGTCTGCCGGCTCGCTGCGCGAGATCCTGGCCTGGACGCAGATCCCGCAGATCCTGGAATTCACCACCAACGGCGGCGACCAGCAGTTCGCGAACTTCTCGTTCCTCGAAGAGGACTACGAGCGCCAGCTGCCGACCGTGACGGCCGCGCAGTCCATCCAGATCGGTATCGGTGATGACCCCACGCTGCCCGGCTACCAGGCCCTGAAGGCGGCCGGCGAGGCCCGGGCCATCCGCGCCATCAAGATCACGCTGCCCAATGGCTCGGTGATCCTCTACAACGGCTACGTGTCGTTCAACGAAACGCCCACGCTGACCAAGGGCCAGGTGATGCAGGTGCGCGCCACCATCTCCCTGCAGGGCCGCCCGGTGCGCTATCAGTCGGGCACCTGATCCACCGCTTCTGCCGCAGGGCCCTTCGGGGCCCTTTTTCATGCCCCGCCGACCGTATGCGGCGAGGGTCTTTTTCTCCTCTCCGAAAGCACAAAATCATGGCAAAAATCGTCCTGGGCAAGCGCCCCGAGACCTTCAAGAAGACTGTGACCATCCCCATGCTGGACGGCACCAAGGGCAGCATCGAATGCGTTTTCCGCTACCGGACGCGGAAGGAGTTCGGCGCTCTGGTGGATGGCATCCGGGCCGAGGCCGAGAAGGTGGGCGCCCAGGCCGCCGCCGAGGCCGCCACGGCGGAAGAAGGTGCGTCCGAGAAGCCGTGGAGCCTGCGCGACCACTTCGACAAGATGCTGGGCACCAATGCCGAGTACATGCTCCAGATCCTGGTCGGCTGGAACCTCGATGTGGACCTGACTGCTGAATCCCTGCAGCAACTCTCCGACGAGCTGCCGGCCGCGAGCGAAGCGATCGTGGACGCCTACCGCGTGGCGATCACCGAAGGCCGCCTGGGAAACTGAAGGCGCTGGCCGCGGCGCTGTACACCAGCCCGCCGACGGCCGAGGAGCTGGCCTTCTGGGGCCTCACGCCCGACGACTATGGACACGAGGAGGTGTGGGTGTGGCCGGAAAACGCCGACGCGTTCTTTCTCTTCCGTGACCTCGCCACCCAGTGGCGCGTCGCCATGGGAGGGCCCACCGGCCTCGACCACAACGTGCTGCTGCTGCGCCTGGATCGCATGCGCCTGGCCGACGACGATCGCGACCAGCTCGACGCCGACGTGCGCGTGATGGAGCTGGCCGCGCTCGAGCAGATGAACGAAGAGCGTGAGAAGCGCGAGCGGACGGCGAAGTGACCGCCCCTTGTGTTTGCAGAAAATTGCAGGGTACACTACGCCCGTCACGTCGAAAAAGGGCGTGATCGGGTTTGGAAGCCCGAAGGAATGTCGCGGCAAGAGCCGCAGGGACCGCCAAGGTCAGCGGCTCTCTTCATTTGCGCCTCCAGTTTTTGGCGGCTCGATGGGAGGGCGCAAGCCCTGCCGGCTTCCGCGAGGTTCCCCGGTCTTCCAACCTGTCGAGTCGCCGCCCCGTTTGGAAGCGGGTGCGACGGTTTTTGCAAACCGGAACCTTCGGAGGCCCACTATGGCACTCGCACCTTCTGACGCTCTGGCCCTCACCGTGGGCGACGTCACCGTCCGCGAAATCGACGGCCTGTATTCCCTCAACGACCTGCACCGCGCCAGCGGTGGTGAGAAGCGCCACCAGCCTGGCTACTTCCTCGCAAACGACCAGACCAAAGCGCTGGTGGCTGAAATCGAAACTACCGGAATTCCGGCAGTTTCCACAAAGGAAGGTCGCAACGGCGGCACCTACGCCTGCCGCGAGATTGTCGTCGCCTTCGCTGCCTGGATCAGCGCCGCGTTTCACCTCAAGGTGATCCGGGTGTTTCTGGGCGCTTCGTCTCCGGCCAACGCCGAGCGCGCCGAGCTGGCCCGAGCCCTGGCGTCCAAGGCCACGACGGAGATCTACCGGACGGTCTTCGACGCGGTGATGCAGGGCGATTCGGAGTGGTGGAGGCACGGTCGCTACCTGCTCAACCTGAACTACGGCCCGGACGGGCAGCCCTCGGTGCCGTGGGCGAAGGTTTTGCCCACGGAAACCATGACTGTTTCGATGGACGAGTTGCCCGCCCGGCTTCTTGGGGCTGACGCGCTCGACGCCAGCGACGCGCAGCTCGCTCGGCTGGCTGGCGCCTGCGCGGATCGGATTGCGCGCCGCGCCGTGCGTCGCGAGCAGATGCAGCGGGTCAGGGAAGCGGAGAACGCCCCGCAGCCCACCTTCGCCCGGGTGCTGAGCGCGCCGCGCGGATGGAAGGACGAGGCCAAGGCCCGGGCGCTGATGGAGTCGGTGCGGCTGCGTGAGGATGAACGAATGGCCTGTGACACTGCGCCGCCGGAGCGGATCGAAGAGCTGCACCGGCAAGGGCGCATCGGTCCCCGCCAGTTCGCCAAGTTCAAGGAACTGATGTCGTAGATGCCCTCGCTGGCGCGGTCGGGTAGCATGGACTCTTCTTCAAGGAGGGGTTATGGGCTTCATCGCGTTTTTGGGTGCGCTGATCGGTGCACTGGTTCTTGCGGCTTCTTTTTTCATTGCGAATGGTGCACCACAGGAGGCTGCGATGGCAGCCATGGCGTGCGCATTTGCCGTCATACCGTACGTGCTCTTTCGGGTGAGGCAGTTGAGTGCGCAGGAAGATGAACTGCACGCCTTCCGCAAAGAGTTGATGGAGCGGCTGGACCGGCTGCCGCCACCGCCATCCTCTTGAAATGACGCAGACCCGCCTTCTGGCGGGTTTTCTGTTTCCAAGGCCTCACGGCGTTGTCGTGAGGCCTTTTTCTTTGGGCGAGCAGCATGGCCAACGAAGAACGAAAAGCCCAGTTGAGTTTCGGCGTGGACGCCTCGGGCGTGAAGCAGGGCGTGGCTGAGATCAAGCGCGACGTGCGCGAGATGGCCCAGGACGTCCAGCAGTCCGGCCAGCAGGCCGCCAAGGGCATCCAGGCCATCGGCGACGGCGCGCCCGCTGCGGCCCAGAAGATGGACGGAGCCACCAAGTCCATCATCGGGAGCATCGAGCGCGCCACGGCCGCGATACAGGCTGGTGAGAAGGGGAGTGCCTCGTACTTTGAGTCCTTGGCCAAGCAGCGCAACGCGAACGTGGATGTGCTCAAGCCCTACATCGAGCAGCTGCGCCAAGCCGAGGAGGCTCAGCGCGTCGCATCCGGCTCGCTGAACAAAATGGGCGTGTCGGCTGGGCAGACGGCCGCGGCGCTCCGTGGACTGCCTGCGCAGTTCAGCGACATCGTCGTTTCGTTGCAGGGCGGCCAGGCCCCGCTGACGGTCTTCCTGCAGCAGGGAGCCCAAATCAAGGACCAATTCGGTGGCGCCGGCAACGCCGTGCGCGCCATGGGCGGCTATGTGATGGGGCTGATCAACCCGCTTTCCGTGGCTGCCGCAGCGGTGGCGGCCCTGGGCGTCGCGTACTACCAAGGCGCCGAGCAAGCCAATGCGTTCGCACGCGCTGTCATCGCTTCGGGAGGCTCTTCCGGGCAGACTGCAACCAGCCTGTCAGCGCTCGCGCAACAGGCCGGAGCCGTGACGGGCCGCTTCGCGGATGCGCGGTCCGCCGCGCTGGAACTTGCGGGTGTGGGGACCATCCTGGGCGGCGACCTGACCACTGCACTGCGCGGGGGTTACCGCGGGCGTCGAGGTCACGGGCCAGAGTGTGACCGACTTGGTGAAGGACTTCGCTGAGCTGGGCAAAGACCCGGTGCAAGCCCTGGCCAAGCTCAACGAGAAGTACGGCTTCCTCACGCTGGAGGTGTACCAGCAGGTTGCCGCCCTCAAGGCCCAGGGCGAAGAGCAGGAGGCCGTCACCAAAGCCTTCGGCGCCTATGCCGACGCGATGGCGTCGCGGCGCCAAGAGGTGGTCCAGAGCCTTGGATTTATCGAGAAGGCGTGGCGCGCTATCAAGGAAGAATCGGCCGGCGCATTGGCGAACCTGCAGAAGATCGGCGCGCCGCAAACCACAGGCGATCGGCTCGCTATCGCCCGCAATCAACTGGGGAGCATGGTGCAAACCGCCGGCCCCAACCTGCTTCCGGGCACACGGGCCGCACAGGATATAGAACGGCAGCGGGGACTGATCGCTCTGCTCGAAGACCAGGAGAAATCCGAACTGCAGGTGGCCGAAGCGAAGGCAAAGGCAAATGCCGCGGTTCGCGCTGGCGTGGAGCTGACGCACGAGGCTGTCAAGCGCGAGAGCGACCTGGAAAAGCAGCGCCGCGCGGTGCTGGATGCGACCTCTAAATACGTGGAGGCCCTGTCGAAAGAGGGCATCACCGTGCAGGAGCGCCAGCAGTTGGAGCGGGACTACCTCACGATCGTCTCCGACATCACCAAGGTGAAGGAGAAGGAAAAGGAGAAATCCGCAACGGCCGGCCAGTCCGAAATCGCCACCATCCGCGCCAAGATCAAGGAGGAGGAGTCGTACATCGCGCGCCTGCGTGACCGCGGTGCCGAGGTGAGCAAGCTCACCGAGGGCGAGCGCCTGGTGGCCAAGATCCAGGAGGAGTTGGCCGGCAAGCTGGACGCCCGGACCCGGGCGGCGAAGCAGCTGGCACTGGCCGAAGCCGAACGCCTCGCCACGGTGCAGAAAACCCGCGTCGAGGAAGAGCGGAGCATCAAGAACCAGCAGGAGTCCGAGGCCGCGTACCGCAAGTTCCTAGTGGTGTGAATCAGAAATTTGCAGCAACCATGTGATGTGCCATGCTGCGGGGTCAGCACAGCCCAGGAGCACATCATGGCCCGGCCTCATGCAGTTGCCATAGAGT